GTAACTACCACCACTTCTTTTATACTCATTATAAAACCAAGCAACTAAATAATGTGTTGAATCTATTTTATGTAAAATAGGAGACTGTAATCCTTGGTATTTGTAATTATCTCCGTCACTATATTGATACCCTTCTGCATATGCTACATTTGTAAGTTTGCTTTTTAAATCACCATCTTCATAATAAGTATAAATTAAATCAAGTGTCCATTCGTTTGAAACACTGTTATTGTACCCGTAATTGTTTACTAAAGTTAAAGAATTACCATTTTCTAAACTATCACACCCTGCTATATATGTAGTATTATTATCTTTTCTTAAAAAATCAACTTCTTCTAATATATTAAATTCATCAAAAGTTTCTTTTGTATAAGCTTTTCCATCACTACCTATAGCGATTTTGCTACCTATATTTATATCTTCTCCGGCTGTAAATTTAAACTCTCTTACAAGTCCTAATTTTTCTGCAATTTCTTTTCTCAATCCACTAAATGCCGCCATTAATGCACTCATACATAACTCCTTGTAATTTTTATTAAGTTTCCACCTTCATCATACTCATATTCTATTTTGTAAAATATTGTTTCTCCGTCATCTTTTGTAAACTCTGCTTTTTGTAATATGTTATTAGTATCATATGTGAATAATTCTTTTGCACCATTTTCAAAAGTAATTTCCTTAACTAAATCCTGTTCATATGTAATATTAGTAATAGATAATTTATTCAAATATTCCTCAGGATTATCTTCAAAACCATCAGTAATATAAGGCAACTCACTCCATTTTTTCTGTCCATCCCCTACTTTTGCTCTATATGTGTCAGTTTCGATTGCAATTTCTCCTGCCGCTAAAACAGGGTCGTATTTAAGCCAATTTTCTTTCGTGTCACGTCTATGTTGAATTACAGCCATCTATCTCTCCTTTTTAATTAGTGCTTGATGCATTTCCACCATCAATATATGCATCTGGAGATGTTGAAGCGTCTCCACCATCAATATGATTGGAAGCACCAGCATATTTTTTTATTTCATCATCAATTTTTTGTGAAGACCAAGTCACATTAGTTCCTATCGCTTCATCATCAATTGTTCCCTCAGGCAATTCTGCAACTGCCCCATCCATAATTTTTTGCGTTTTAATCATATAGTGCTTTGCACTGTAAAATCCGCTTTCTACTTCTACACCTTCATCTGCATTTGCATATTTTTTTGCTAAATCTTTATAGGATATAGTCTCATTTAAATAATTTTGTACATCTATTTTATATCCTGCAACTTCATCTTTTATTGCGGAAGTATCTTCTTTTATCTGTAATGTTTCATTTTTTATATTGTCAACATTTTCTATTAAATCATTTGCAGTATCTATAAAATCATTTAATTCGGTAGTTAAGGTATTCATTTTGTCCGTAAAATTTTGTGTATCAGGAACAAAATTATCATTAAAATACCTTAAATAGTAATGCACACTATTTGCAAAAGTATCTTTATCCATTGTTGCTTTATCAGGAATTGCACCTGAATATTGTCTAATTATAGGCAAGGTTGTCATTCTTCTACTCCTATCAATGTTATATCCGCCTTATTTGTTACGCTGTTTTCAACAGGTAAATTTACATCTTCAATGTAGGCGATATTACTCATTTCACTAAATTTATCTTTTTCATCAGGAACAAACAAAACATTTCTTCCTATTATTTCACTTATTTTTTGAGCTACAATATTAAAATCAGCTGTATCTATAAGCAATTTCCCTCTTAAGACCCTTATATGCCCATAACGAATAACTTTTCGCATATTTGTAAAAGTATCAATAGTAATTTTACTTTTATCTTCAAATTTCAATGAAGTTCCCATTAATGTTACACCTAAAGACCTTAATAACCCTATGACAATACTGCCTATCTCGACTTTGCCTGAAAATTCAAGTTTTAATGTAGAATTTGGTAAATACTCTAAATCAAATACTATTATTCTTGTTTTATCTTTTATTTCATCATAAAAATATTCAGCAAAAGAAGTACAGCCAATATCTCTTCCACTTATAGTTCTTTCTATAACAACTTCATCTGTATCATTATCGATTTGAGTAAGTTTCAATGTGACAAAATAAGTATTTACAATTCCAAGAGTATCACACCTGTTAAACGTAAACTCAAGGGTTACGTCTTCTCCTACACTTTTTGCTCCTATCTCTTCATCAGCAGATAACATTTTATAACTATTTATAAATCCATATGGTACCCATACATCAAGATAAGCAGGAGGAAATTTCCCGCTTACATTGTCTGCAGAACATCTGTATATTGTTTTTAGTTCATCTACTATTACATAATCCCCTGTATTATAAGTGGCACTATTATCATATGTAGGATAATCTTCATCCGTAAATCCGCTTATCGTATCCGGTCTTTTATAAATTGTCTTTTTAAATTCATAATCATTATATGTTGCAATTAATTCTTCTGTTAAAGGATTAGCAAACTTCATTACGCATACCTTTGTGATGTTTTTATAGGAGCGGTATTTTCAACTATAGCGGATTGGTATTTTATGTTTTCTTCTCTTAACTTCACTATCTCCTCTTTTAAAGTTCTTATTTCTTCTTTTAATTCATTCATATTCATAGGGTCATTAGGGTTTTTTAGAGGAATTACTGCTTCCGAATAACCAGCTTCACCAATAAGCCCTAAAGTAGGTTTTGTAACAATTCCTCCATCTGCAAATTTTAAATAGTTTTGTGCATTTTGTATAGACCAATCAAGTACCTCTTCAGGAACGTCTCCTGTATAAGAAGACTTATCAAAATTAACTGCGGCAGTTGCAATACTTTCAGCAAGATTATCAGGAGCAATATCACCTTCTTTAACTGCCTCTACCCAATATATTGCATCTTTATCAGCAGGTCTACCTAAAACTTCCATATATGTTTGATTCACTAATTCCGTATATTCATCTGTAGAATTACTACTTGAACCACCACTTCCACCATTACCATAACTTGATAATGGTGTGTAATTAAAACTTAAATTTTGATTTGTAGTATTTATTGCAGAGGTAATAGAGCTTTGTAAATTTCTCAATTCTTGTATTATAGGACTATTAGCTCCAAGATATTGTTCATATTTATCTATAGTGGTAGTTAAATATTCACTATATTGTTGTTCAATTGTCAGTTTTAGTAAATTTGTATATCTTTCATAAGTAGAATTAACTTGCTGTATTGTGTCTTGTAGGTCTATATTTGCCTGATTTATAGCTTCTTCTACTCTTTTAAACCCGTCTTTTGTATCGTATTTGTCGGCTAAATCGTTTATTTTGTTAGCCATCTTTGTAACTTCGAATAAATACTCTTGTTTAGAAGATGCATTTTGTTTTAAATAATTTGCATAAGATTTAGCGTAAGTGTTTAAATTTTCAACATCATCTTGAGGGTTTACTCCATTTTGTAAATCTGTTCTTACCCTTAACAAGTATTCATTAAATTTTGCTTTTAAATAATACTTATCACTTACAGTAGACAGAATTAAATCATTTGCAATATTTTTTAGTCTTGTTACTATATCGCTTATATTTTGCAGATATTCTTTTTCTTTCTGTAATTGTTCAATTCTTGTATTGTAGTTATCTTGTGCAAATTTTATTTCTTTTTGTTTCAGAATATTGATTGCATTTAAAATTCTCTGCGTATCCTCAGGTTTTGCATTATTTATAGCTTCTAACAGTTCTTTTGTGTTGGTTATTGCTTTATTGTCAAACAAACTTAAAGCATTTTCATAAACAGCTTTGCCTTTGTCAATTTCGCTTTTTATTGCGTCTTTTAATGCTTCTTGTGCGTTTGTTGCTTCCTGTAACGCATCTCCTAACTCCAACCATTTGTTAATTGTTTCAGGAGTTGGGGAATTTTCAATAGCTTTATTCATTAAATCCAAGTAATTGTCTACTGTTAATTCTGTTTCTCCGTATTCTTTTTTTAGAAACTCTAAATCTTTCTGTGCATATTGTGCCTGTAACTGTAAAGCTTTTAAACTATCGCCTTTTAATTGTGCCGTCCAGACCTCGAAATTTCTTTTAGCTTTTAAAACATTACCAAAGGCTTCAATTACAGCGTCTGTAGCCGCTTTGTTTAATCCTTTTGCGTAATCTTCCCATAATCTTACAAGTTCATCTTTTGTGTATTTTACAGAATCATCTGACATACCTAATGTTTTAAAAAACTGATGTAATATCATTCTTGTAAGATTCGGATTGTTCTCATCTTCTTTATATCTGCCTTGTGGGATAGTTAATTGGGAAGGATTGTTAAATAATTCTTCTAAAATTAAATCAAATTGTTTAAATCGTGAATTAAAATATTCTTGAACTGCTGCAGATACTTTTCCTTTTATATCTACACCTGAAGAAGAACTTACCCAGCTTTTCTCCTCCCATTTTTCATACTTACGCAAGTTATCGCTTCCAAAATAGGCAGAATCAGGCACATAAATACCTATGCTTGTAACTTCTTTAGAACCAAACATTCCTCCAATTATACTACCTATCGCTCCGCCTATAATGCCGCCTATTGGTCCGGCAAGCGAACCTATCGCCCCACCAATAGCTCCGTATGTTCCGGCTTTTGTATCAGTGCCAAAGAGCATATCTCCTATAGTTCCAATACCATAACCAATACCTGCTCCAGCTAATGCACCGCCTCCGTAGTATCCGGCTTTAGACCAAGCAGATGTAGCAAGTCCTTGACCGTATTCACTACCCATAAGTGCCGCATTAACAGATGTAGCAGTAGCAGAAGGTGTTACAAGAGCCTGACCGCTCATCCAAGTTTGAAAACCGGCACTTACGTCGCTTAAAGCGGCTGTAACTTGAGGAAAATATTTAGTAGTTAAATCGTAAACAGATTTAACATTACTAACTTCGCTTATACCGAAACTCTGTTTAACAGCGTCAGCACCCTGAACGATGTTTCCTGATGTGTCTAAGACAACCTGTTGTCCGTTTACTTCTCCTACATATTGTCCGTCTTGCAGTTTTAATCCGAGTTTTTGGGCAAAATTTTCTACACCTACAAAAGAAGTAAAAGATGGAACTACTGCTTTTTTTACACTTCCTGTTAAATAATCTGCAATACTTCCGCTTATACTTTTAGCTAAAGAGTCATAAATGCTATCTCCTACGTCTTTAAATAGATTTTTAAGGAAATCACTAAAATTGTGAAATTTGCCTTTTAAAGCATCAAAAAAGTCAGTTTCTAAAGTATTATTCACGTCATCTAAAGTCGATAAAAAGAATTTGTAATTTTCATTCAGATAATCTTTATATTCGTTTTGCAGTTTTTCAAGA